CCATATAGAAACAATATCATTTATTTTGCTGATGTACTATTTGCTATACTTCAACGGAATTGGTGGCCACACTACCGTTTATTAATATAGTTACTCAGGGTTGACGTTTACCCCATGGCTTACATCAGCAAAATAAATGACTATGGTAGGAGAGGTCGCCTATTACTCTCTTTACTAAATGACTTGTTTATAACCTCTACCATACTAAAACACATTAGGATGTCAATGCCGTTACCACCAGGGTCTTCTCACGGTGCCGTCCACCGATAAGGCATTGTCCACATTACACTTCAACTTAATCCAGCACCATCGGAAGGCTTCTTGTGATTATGGCCAGAGTCAGCACGGCTGCTGAGGATGCTCTGCCAGTCACCTACTGGAGTTGGTAACCCAATGTGTTTTAGTATGGTGCTCGGTACCGGATTCGAACCGGTGTGAATGCCGTGAAAGGGCACTATCCTAGGCCTCTAGATGAACCGAGCAAAACTACCTCAAATTTTTAAAGAACAGGTTCAATTGTATCACAATTAAATCTTTTTGTCAACTGGAGTGTTGTACGATGACAACACTCCTTTTTCTTACTCTTTCAACGGAACATAATTCGGATTACATGGAGCATTTGGATGCTTTCTGTAATTATTAGGCCAATGCCAAAATCTACACTTTTTACATTCCATCTTTTTGTTTCCTTATCTACTAAAGAAACTCTAGTATAACACAATTGGATCAAATGGCAAATGTAATACTTTAGTTCTCAAGCAGTTTAGTCAACTATTCTGGAGTAGGTGACAGGAGTCGAACCTGCATGTAACAGATTTGCAATCTGCTCCCTAGCCTTTCGGGTCACACCTACATATTATTTCCATTTAATTGGTCTAGAAACTATAGGAGTGGCAGGATCTTTAAAATCTTCAAATACATCCCACAAATGATTGATGGTAATAAACTTGTAAATTAGACCTTGTTCAACACCATGAGCTTCAATCTCCCATGGATGTATCCAATAATCCATATTATCGGAATCTACTTTCTTACCTTTCCACAATGTCATTTCTTCATTCAATTCACCATTCAAATATTGTTTAACGTGTACCATTTCGTGAGCCAAAGTGGACAGTATATTTCTAGCACCAATACCAGGATGTAATTCAATTAAAAACTCTCTAGGCTGATTCTTAGTATTGTATTCTTCAACACCAGCGACACCATAGTTATCTAATTTAGCATCAAAACGGATTTTAGTAAAACAGTTTTTTAAGATTCTTTTATTTTCAATCAATTCGTTTGCATAAAATTTAGCCGCCTCTTCAACATAAGGTTTAAAGTTTTTATCCGGACAATTAAATACTTTGATTTGCATAAATTCTCCTAAAATTCTATTATACAATAAAAAAAGGGGACTATCAAGCCCCCTTTGTTGTTTTCCTGTTACACTTATTTCATAGGATGAAATTTCTCAGGATAATTAAGACGTTCCCATTCTTCGTCTGATACGGGCCACCAATTATTCATCATAGGATTTTATGGAAATTTTCTTGACTAGGTCTTGGGCTTTAACCATATTCTCCAACCATATCTTTAACATACCATTCACTAACTCAGCATCTTTAATTTCTACTTTGTCAGCAATTTTAAACTCATGACTGAAATTTCTGTCAGCAATTCCTTTATACAGGTATTTATCTTTGATCTCGTCAATGCCTTTATCTTCAGCAATATTACCAGAAACCACCAAAGAATTACCTTTTAGTGTCAATTCAATATCAGATTTTGAAAAACCAGCAACAGCCATCTCAATGACGAATTTATCGGCAGAGACTTGTTTGATATTGTATGGGGGATATTTTGGAAGATTCTTGGCCGCTAAATGGGCAAGACTTTCTAGGTCATCAAAGAAACCCACAGAGAATGGGTCAAATGTTTTATGGAAGGCTTTTAGATCGTTGATGTTCAACATATTTTCTCCTTAATTTAAGCAAGTTAATAAAAATTGATACCCCGAAGGCGTATCGTGCTGGTTACTTTATCCAGCGCCAACTACGAGTGGCAGTGAAATTTCTCGGACGCCTTTTACCGTTAACGTCAAAACAGCCCTAAGGTGGGCCTGTATTAGTATTTATTCAGATTTTTTTGCCACATAATGGTCTATTTTTTGAACATCCATGTTACGTTTGATATGGTCTTTGCCAATATCATGGAAAGAAGGTTCTGTGGTTTTTTTATTTTTTTGAACTGCTGAAACTTTAACACCAGGAATTTTATGTAAATTTTTCCAAATATTATGTCCACCATATGACTGTACTCTATCTGAATGAATTTCATGATTATGTTTTGTTATCAAATGTGCATAAGTTTTGGCCATTAAATTTTTTCCTTGGTGCTCTTTGGATAAACTGGTTTTCCCAACAATAAAACCTTTTTTTCCATCTGGGTGTGCATCACCGAAAATTGTGCCAACGTGCTCTCCGTTATGGTGAATAAATGTTGCAGCTTGAGTTTTATTTTTTTTGTGTGTTGCATGACTTATATCATAATCACCCATTTTGCTGGTATGGTGTAAATCATAATTTTTTGTAATGCTGTCATTATTCAATTTTCTATGTGGAGAGGTGACAGATATCGCCGCATCTACATGAATTTCCGTTATAAATTCTTTAAAGGTTTTTGACATTTCCTACTCTTTTGTAAGTTTTTTTCCAATATTGTATTTCGGAACTAATTGCCACTCATCTTTCTCTTTGTGAGACAAGATTTTAACTTGAGATAAAAATATTGGTTCTGGAGTTGATGTTTGATCTTTCTTAACAATTTTAATCAAACCCCAATCTTCTAATAGATTAGCAATAGCATTTCTACGAGATAAATCGTTTTCTGTAATATCGGTGGGCTTACCATCTAAAGCAAACAATTCCTTGAAATGTACCACATAGTACAAACCTTTCTTGTGCAGTATATGACAAGATTGGAATAAGGTTTTATCTTTTTTGGAAGCAACTCCAATACGTGTTAGTGTCTCTCTAACTTTTAGAAAATCATCTTTTTCTGCTAAAGTCACTTCAACTAAATCCGTAATATTAATCATGGCTTTTTCACTCCGCCTTTATCTGTTCTTATTTTTATTTCAGCGATTTGTTCAGCCGACAACAGAAGCAAGGCCTCTTTGGCCTTTTGATTGGAGTAACCAAAATACTCTTTTATACACTCCAAGTCCTTGTCGGTACTAGACTTTTGCCAAGGCTGGAACTTCCTCTTGACAGGTCTAATACTATTTAGAAGGTACTGGTATTGCATATCCTTATCAATTGAATGGTGTTTGTTTACCTCATTAACATACAATACACAATCCATGTGGTAAGAAAGAGCACGATTGACCATGAAAGGAGAATACTCCTTCAGGTCCACATCGTCACGAAGATAATTAACTTTAGTTTGGAGAATTGATGGAACTATTTCTTTAAATAAATCTGCCATATTAATACCCCGAAACTGTATACTTCTTTAGTTCCTTGATATTTTCGTCAGACATTTTCATTATAGGTATTAAAGCTTCTTGTTCACGGTCAATTAAAATCATAACACGACCATCTTTAGTTCTATAACTTCTTGTAACAAAATTCTTAGGTTCTACTCTGAAAATCCAACCAGCCCATTTATCATAATGTGATGGTGGAGGAACACAGACAAAATATAGCACATCAACTGAACGACATTTGTTTAATTGATTAGGTTTAAATGTAAAAGCGTTTTGCATCACAAAAGGAACTTGTGTTTTAACTTCTACTTTTTTACCATCAACCAACATATCTTTTTCAGAATCATATTTGTTGATTGAAGATTCGACTTTTAAACCGAGACTACTCAACATATTGATTACGACCTTTTCACCAGCAAGGCCAAGCTCATTCATCATTTCTTCTCGGTTCATTTGAACTCACAATCGACCATAATCTCGGTCAAACAGGCAATCAGATTAATCTCAGCATCTGCCACAAAGGCAGCTTGATATTGATACTTAGCCAATATAAGAACCATAGGAGGTACGGAGTTAGGTTGTAACGCCTCATATAGTTTGTCATAGAGTGTTCTAAAGATTCTTGCAGGATCGTTGTCCAAGTTACTGGTGACCCATTTACGACAGTTAGCAAAGTCTTTTGACTTCAGAGACTTCACTAATTCAGTTAACTGCACATCGGAAACTGATGCAAGAATACCTTTATCAATTGTGCCGCCAATACTATACCGCTGCAACTCATTAAGAATACGGCGATTATCAGGAAAATGTTTTGTAATGACAGCTGCAACCACCTCTTTATCATATTTAACTCCTTCAGTTTCAAGTATATGTTCAACTCTCTTAAAGAATTGTGATGCCATCTTGGCTTTAGAACCATTGGCTTTAAAGTCAATAACGGAACATCTGGAGTGTATTGCATCCATAATTCTGTTCTTGAAATTACAAGTAAAGATGAAGGAACAATTGATAGAAACTTCTTCTATGATTCCTCTCAAGGCCTTTTGTGCATCTGATGTTAGATTGTCAGCTTCATCTATAATAACAACTTTCTTACCGCCAGAGAAACTCATTGATGTGGCATAGTTCTTAACATCAATCTGAATAGTAGAAATGCCACGGTTATCTGAGCCATTGATAACCAAGTAGTCAATACCAATCTCATCACACATGGCTTTCGCCACAGTAGTCTTACCGATACCAGCAGTACCTGATAACAACAGATTAGGCACTTCTTTTCTATTTACATATTCCTGAAATGTC